CCCTGACCAGGGTTCCGTGTAAAAAGCTCGTTCGAGCCTCCTACCTAAGCGCCTCTCAGTTCTCTGAGAGTTGTATGGTATACGTGCGCTGATTTAACGTCAGTAAGCGTAAGTGTTTCTCAAGGTGACTACTCGCTGAAGATTCATCTCGCGCGGTGCTAATGCACTGGTGCGAAATCCGAAGCGGATTGAGGGACTCTTCATCCCTCTGACAACGTCGTGAGACGTCGTTTAACCTTAAGGAAAAACCGGAAATGGCCAATAGCCCCACAACCAAAACGATTCATAAGCCAGTAATGACTTACGCGTCAGGTTACACTTCATATTTCACTGTCTATGAAGTCTGGGGGCCGTTGGTGCTCGTTACAAATCCGTTCTCAGACTTCAAAAGCTTAACTGCTGCGAAGAAAGAGGTGACTAGTACGAGTACGAAGCCATGGCCTTTGGGCCTTCCCACCGAGTGGACGCCACATGAAAGAGTGTGGTATTCACGTAAGGGTGGGGGTGGAAGCGCGACTATCCGTGACGAAATCGCGGATAGAAAGTACATAAGGTACTTCGTGACAGGTGCAATTGAGCCTGCGTGCGTCCCCTCAGGGGGTAGCGCGTGGACGTTGCACAAGATTCCACTAGATCCCGGTACTGCGGCGATTAACGCCAAGCTGCGTGGTAAGTTGAAAAACGATTTCAACGCGGCCGTTGCCTTAGCCGAAGTAAACAAGTCGGTTGACCTTATCGCCTCCACGGCGAAACGGATCGGACTGGCTATGTTGGCTATCAAAAGTGGCAAGACCAGGCGTGCTCTTGAGCTCCTTGGTAACCCGAAACTTAAGAAACTGAGTTATCGGGATGAGTCCCATATCCGACGGCAACACCGAACCAAGAAGCAGCGACAAGTCGCTCGCCATTGGTTGGAGTTGCAATACGGATGGAGGCCTCTGATTAGCGACGTTTTCAACGCCGTAAAATTAGCTACGGTACAGAAACCGCCCGGCACGTGCATCGTGAGATGCGCGGAGACCGCGGTGGTTCGTAGCGACGATCGTTTCCCGTGGGGATCTTCACCGTTTCCGGTGAATATGACGCAACGCTATATCATTTCTGGTAAAGTGGGGCGCAGGGTAGTCGTCGAATACAAGATTGACGACGTATACCTGAACCGCGTGGTGAACGTAGGTCTCACCAATCCACTGGTCGTGGCTTGGGAGCTTGTGCCTTTCAGCTTCGTAGTAGACTGGTTCCTTCCTTTGGGGGAATGGTTGAACGGGCTTGACGCAACGATGGGGCTGCAGTTCCTGAAAGGGAGCAGCACGTTTTATTATGACGTCGAGCAAAAGGTAGAGTTTGAGTCTCTTAAAAATACTCTAGGTTCGACCGTATTCTTCTGGGGCTCGCAGGAATTTGCGTATAAAAAGCGCGAAAACATGGTGAGTTTCCCAGGGATTGAACGGCCGGTTGTTAAAAATCTGATATCAACGGTTCATGCAGCGAATGCATTAGCCCTCTTGGTGTCTGCCTTTCACAAGTGAGTTTATAAACTATGTCTCAGCAAAATGCTCTTACGGTTTCGACCCGTGGCACGGCTAATGGCGCCGCCACTGCAACTGTCACCTACAACCCCGTCTACGCTTCGCAGCGTAACGATAATGGTTTTCTGGTGAGCGTGTGGCAGGAACGGACAGCTACGTCGCCGCTTGGCTACAGTGACCTCACGGTCATGTCGAAACCCGCACTTGGGAACGTTCCCATGCAGCGAGTCAATGTCCGATTGGTTCTTCCAACCCTCGAGACACTGTCTACGAGCTCCGGCAGCGGTTATACCGCGAAGCCAAAGGTGGCTTACACGAACGAGGCAAAGCTCGAAGCCCTGATGCCAACGCAAGGGACGAAGGAAGAGAAATGGGAACTCCATGCACGCATGGTTTCCGCTTTCTCCAACGCCGTCATTCTCGCGTTGTTCAAGGACAACGAACAAATCTCGTAACCCATTTGCTTGGGCGTTCAAGTGTAACCGGAGTACGTTATCATGTCACATCGTCGTGTCTTTT